CATATCAAGTGGTGGAACTGCATACTTACTGAGGACTTCACTTTCGATAGTTGCTATCTCACCAATAGCATCCTCATATAACTGTCTGCCGTTGAGTGTCAAACCGCCAGGCAGTTGAACGTTGTTATACTTGATTAGGTTTTGACCCCATTGCTTCTTCATTAGAGCAGTAGCGTATCTCTTCACAAACATGTCATTATACATTTCTGTTGCATCGTTGGGATCGATTAGTCTATGAGCTTCGATGAGAATATACTTACCTTCTGCAAGGAAGTCAGCATCTACATCTAGATACAAACGATCACGACGCATGGTATATCTGAACTGCTGAAATGATCCGTTGTTGAGGACCATATCAAGAGTTTCTAGATATTGTTTTGTCATGAAGTAGTTTAGAATATCAAGTGATCCAAAAGCGTAGAGATCGTTTAGATACAGTTGATATTCGATACCCCATAGGTTAGAACGGATTGAGTTACTAACAATACCAAATACTTTTGAAATACCAACAACATGATCTGGTATTGGAATGTAGTTAGTTGCTTCATTCCATGTTGTAGTTCCAGAAGATTTCTGAACTGTAGTATCAAATCTTGTCTTATCAGCAGCGGTCAATTCGTGCGTCAAATAGCAACGTTCCATGCCGTTATAAATTCGTGCGTCAAATAGCAACGTTCCATGCCGTTATAACAATTCTCTTGGAAGAACTGAATCGTATCATCAATAACGTTGTTTACCTGCTCATCATCAATATTGATTTGAAGAACTGGTTCTCCCAGTTGTCTTTTACAATATGTGATAAGAGAGGCTCTACTATTTGGAGATGCCATTAGACACAAAAAATCCCTTCTTACATATTTAGTAAGAAGGGACTTGGTGATTATTCTGCTGCTTCTTCGGCAGGTGCTTCTTCTTCTGCTGCTGGTTCTTCTAGTAGTCCGAGAGTTTCTAGACCACCTTGAAGTTTGAGACGATATTCTTTTGCCTTAGCAATATTTTCCTCCAGTTCAGCAATTTGCTTATCGGTAGTAGCAAGTTGCTCTTCAAAGTTCTTTTTAAGTGCAGTAGTATCCATAGTAATCACATATAATGGTGTGTATTATTATTTATTTTAGAAAAGAATTAAAAGTTAGACGATTTGCTTTCCAATGTTCTTGAATGTAATACGGAGAGTGCCACATTTTTCCTTCATACAATATCAAAGTATTATATTCATGTGGTTCAATATGATAGCGTTCCCAATCTTTTAACTTGAGTGATGAAGGATCAAAATTTACCATGGCTTGAATTTTATTCTGAACTCTTTCTGACCGATAATTTCTATCCGATGCAACAAACTCTTCTTCTGTTTCTTTGTATCTATAAAAAGCAGTTCCACTATTTGTTCCCTCATACTCTTCTATAGTATTCAACCCCATTACACAAGCATAATGAGTATCATCTGTATGTGGTGTTAAACTCATTAGTCGGCACTTTTCAAATACCTCATACATTTGAAATGTAAATGTACTATAAGCTGGGATTGCCATTAGTGATTTACTAGCACCGAAATAAGTTTTACATAGGTAAGCAAATGGTTCATGTAATTGCTTTGAAGGTAATCCAATATTATGAATATATCCAGGAAGATTGGTATGTTCCCCCATCAGAGTAGAAACATAATCGGTTGCTAAAGCATATGCTCTAATCTCATCTGGATTGACAAAGAAATTTTTAACACGTAAAATACGATTCTTGGATTTGCCTATATGTTTTTGTTCAACCTCCCAGTTGGAAGGATGATTGACTTTCAAAATATCTGGATTAATTACTTTCATTTTTTTCCAATACTAAAACATAAATCCCATTCCACCAATGGGTTGGATTTTCAATAATCGAACTAAGAATTTTTCTTTCAAAATAAACTTTGAAGTTATTATCCTGTACAAATTGAATTGCTGATTCAATAACACCTTCAAAATTGGCATCATCAATTATAAGAATAAACTTGTCGGCAATAAAAGGAACGATGTGATTTAAATTATTCAATTGATTTACGAAATCATGATCTGCATCATAAAAAATCACGTTTGGTTTTTCTCCTTCAAAATCTTCCTCTGTTAGTTCATCAACAGAAGATTTGATAAAGGTAGCATTACCATTCTCAAATTTTTCCCAGTAATGTTTAAATTGCTCAAAAGCATTTCCAACTTCCGCCCAGTTAGCATGATCCATCATTGGTTTACATTCTGGATCAGAAAAGTCATCAACACCAAAGCATCGAATACTATTATTCATAGTAGCAGCAAAGAATGTGCTACCCATAAGTGTTCCCATCTCAAGATAAACTGTTGATGGATCTGAGCACAGATTGTTGAGAAGATGACGAACTCTATCAGAAGTTAAACCTCTAATAGGGTATCCATCGGAAACAAAGTTTGAAGTTTTCTGGATCGCTTTATCGATGGAGTTGATAACTCTATCAACGTAAGGATCAACTTTAAACTCTTCTTTGTGTTTCTTCAGGTGTGATTCTACAACTGATTCGCAGTAGTTACAATCCCAACAATCAAACTTACATGTCTTAATTTTATCTCTCCATATATCAATAGGTCTTTCACTTACCTTGAGATCTTCCATATACTTATCGAACTCTGGAAATAGAAGTTCCTCATCCCTATGCCAGCGTTCAATAATATCCATCGATTCTTTTAGACGCATAGCATTTTCTCTACCATGCATTTTGAAAACATCGATTCCAAGATCAAACATCTCTTCCCAATCTTTTTTCCATGGTGGGAGATTGGCAGCCTTTAATGAAGAAGATGAATCTTTAATGTCCCATTTAGAACAAGAGTTTGAACTAATAGGGTCCATGAAGAATTGAGGAGTTGCCTGATCCCTTGTATTATTGAAATGGTAATGCTCATCCATAATGGAGCAACCACCCCAGCAACCTTCATTAGCAAGCATAGAGAATACAACTGGTTTGCCAATAGAGGCACAGTATTCTTTTGCCTTCTTGAGTTCAAGGAGAGTTTGTTTATCTCTCATCAAATCTCTATCAAGATTGATGTAATGGAAACCTGCTTTTGCTAAAGCAACAACTTCATTTGCTTTGGCAACATTACGAAGGATTGTGTTCTTAATATACAACTCAGGAAACTCTTTTTGAATAGCACCAGATGCTACCCAAATGGTATGAGGAATCGTAGCAGTCCTTACACCAAGTTCGTATAGAGGTCTGAAGTTGTGAATGAATAGATCAAGATTCTCCTGGTCTGGTCTGACGTAAATGTTATTAAATGTCGCTGAAAGAGGAATACCAGTCTGCTTTGAGATGTGAGCAGAGTTATAGAACAGTTGCCTTACATCACCATCAAAAACATCTCCCATAGCATCCTGAGAAAAAGGAGGCATACGGCAGGTAAAATACAAATCAAAGATATAATCTTTATATGTCTTTAACCAGGGAATGAAGATGTTATCAACAAAATCCGATTCAAGCTTGGGATTTATTGGCAGAGTGAAGACGGATTTTTTCTCTTGGGACATTATTTTTCACCTCAGGTAATGATTGTTTTTCTTGTGTTTCCATTAATACTGGTGGAGTGTATTCAACCGACTGGAAGATTTTTTCTACCTGTGGTTGTAACTGACGCTGCATTTTTTCGACACCAGCAGTAAGTAACGAGGAGTGATGAACCGCTCCCTGGAGAACCGCTACCTGATCTTCAGGTGACATATTGATAATAGAATCTAAGTTGCCGCTACCAATTCTTCCATAGCAGTGGAGATCAACTGCAGCTTGCTTTGCCATTCTAGTGATCCAATATCTCCTTTCTTCTTCCTCATCGGTAGAAAGATAAAACTCAATATCCTTTTCTGGATCTATATTTTCTCTAATCAAAGAACAAAATTCAGAGATCTCTCTTTCATAAGTTTCTCTTTTTTTCTCGTAAAGTGAAATATCAAAATTGGTTTTATCCAATTCAACATTTAGCAATTCAATATCTAATTCATCCACAGCATTCTGTAAATCTCTTTCGAGTTTTTTTCTGTGAATTATTGCTTTTTTTAATTTATACTCAAGTTCTACTTTACCATGTCTCCTTGCTTGAAGTTCAAGAAAAGCTTGCTGAACTTTTTTGTATGGTGTGATTTGAGATCCTGCCACAAAATATTCATTTTGAAATCTAGATTGTCCATCATTTAGATCAGCAGAATATTCAATTAGATCAAAATCCGAAAGTTCCATACGCAAGTTCTCCATTAAATCTATATCCATTTTCATCAGCTCTTCCTAGTTTTTGAGCTTGTTTTGCTGGCATACCAACATTCAAGTAATCTTCATATAAAATATTCATATCCCACATATTATCACAATTTTTAAATTGAGAACGAATAGCGTGATACTTTCCTAATAAAGAAGCGTACTCCACGAGGTATTTATTGTGCTTCTCAAGTACCTTATTTACAAGAACTTCTTTCGAGATTCCTCTAGTTATTGAAAGGATATCAATAAATGTTGTCTTGACATCGGCATTATTTTTATATGCTCTTGCTTCTTCTAATTGATAAAACCAAGATTCTGATTCTATGTCCCTACAATTTTTAAAATTTTTGAAACGAAGATCAAACTCCTTTTCAATTACTAAGACAGCAAGTTTTTTCATGAAGGAAACGGCGTCGTCAAGTTTCTTCTGAACCATCGGAAGTTTCTTTTTGACTTTTTTTATTTCCCCACTCTCATCCATCTCTGTAATATAATCTTTATAGTAACCTCTTATTTCTCCTTGATACTTAATTCCATTTGCTAGTTCATCTTCCGATATTTCTAAGTATCTTTTAAATGATGATTTGATTGTTTCAAAAACAAGTTTATTCATCTGTACTATAGCAATACTGAAGAATCTATATTTTGTCAGATAAGTATTTTCATCCTGTACGATATCCCCTAGTTCATCTTCATCGATCATCATATAGATGTAACCTTCTTTGACTAATTCTTTATCTTTTATAAATTTTTTAGTTTCAATTTCTAGAGGATGTGATGGTTCATATTTTGGACGCAAAAATTCCTCATCTTGAATTAGATGCTTTGGAATTTTTTGCTTCCACTCTTGCTTAAATTGAATTTCTTCTAAAAAATTTGTTGATTTCATTTGTTCTTCAAATCTTCAACTTCTTGTTTTACTTGTTTTAGCTCTTCCTCAAGATTTAACATTCTTTGTCTTAATCTTGAAATATCTTGTGGAGTAGCATATGGTTGATCTCTTTTTAAAAATTGAGGACCAGATAAAAATGGATTGCCTTCAGTCATTTTTTACTCCTTATTGATAACGTTTTGCTGTTACTGTAAATGCACCAGTCATACATGCTCCAGATGACTGACCCAGATGCCCTTTTGGTTCTGTTTTAAATCCCATACGAACATCGGAATCTGTGGCATAGAAACGTTTCCATGTTCTATTATTCTGATATCCGCTACCATAATTTCCCATACAATATCCCCAATCTTGTCCCATCTCCATATTTTCTTCCCCAGAAGCATCATCTAGTTGATTGAAAATACTAATATTTGCTCCAGTTAAATCATTAACTTTCATCCATGGCAAAGTTACGTTGTTGGAGTTTCCATGATATCCATGTCCCCATTTTGTAGAAAGGGATTTTTTCCATCCATCTCCAGATAATCCAGAAGGATTCCATCCAGTAGTTGTTTCATTTGAAAATTGTAAGTAACGTGTGTCTCCAGTATCTCCAAAAACATATCCTCTTGTTTCTCCCTCAAAGGCACTACAGAAATCATTATTAGATCCACCACCAAATCTCGACATAACTTCAGTAGCAAAGTTTAATCTTTGCCAGTTTCCTGCTGAACCATGACCAGTTACATACCCCCTTTGTGTTGTTTGACCGCTGACAGCACCAGCATCATTAACACCATTCCAAAGATCCCAAGATGCTCCCAAAGTATCTGGTGTTGTGCTATAAGCATCTCCGTGACCATAATCTACGGAATCTCCAAATGTTCTTCCAGTTCCAGTATGTAAATTTATACTTGAGGTGTGAATACCAGATCCATCATATGAGTTTTGTGTACCATAAACATATCCATTATAGTCACTAAAGTTACCATCTACATATGAAGCAGCTCTATCTAGTTGATCTCCTCTACATACTGTAATATCTGTAGCATGATATGTTTGATTAACAGATCTCCATGGATTTGATCCTCTATATCCACCAGCTAGAAATCCGTGTGTGAATATACTTCTGTATCTAAATGATGAACCTATAGTTACTGTATAGTTAGTTCCCTGATAATTAAACCAATTTCCAGTTCCACTAAATGGAAGTGCGACACTTGTGGTGGGGTTAGCTCCATTAATTGTTCCATCTCCAGTACTAGCATTACCAAAAGGCATTTGGTGCGAAGTAGAAGTTTCTCCTGGATATGCCCAGAATGCCGAATTGCCATCCGACATCAGCGTTGCACCAGCTGTCCTAACATTCTGAGTTGGAAGTGAAGCAAATGGAAGACCATTTTGTAAAAGACTTCCAGTAAAATCAATATTACCAGTCACAGCAACATTCTTTGGAATAGCAACAGTAGTTCCGCCAGAAGTAAGAGTATTTGTTTGTACTATTCCAGCTGTTACCTGTGACATACTTTTTTATTTAATATAACGTTATTTATTTAATTCTAGACCCAGATTAAAACTAATGGTAATTCTCCTATTGTTTTCAATATTTGACGGAGAAACGTAATGAAGAACATCAGAAAAAAACATTAGCAAGTCTCCCTCCTGAGCTTCATATTCATAATTTGATTTTAATAACTTGTTATTATAATTTTTCAAAAATATTTCTGGAATTTTTACCATAGATGGTTCCATAGATAAATTTGAATAATTTACTTTATGCTTCATGAAACCAGTTTTCCCAGAACTTTCTGGAAGTTGGAGGTAATATATACCACTTATTACAGAAGACGATGAAATTCTATCTTCTGACGGAGGATTTGTGTGTTGGTGTAAAGAATTATGATGACCAGACCAATTAATATTTCCCCACATATTAATGATGGTGAATTTAACTTCTGGTATTAATTCAAGTTCTTGATGAATTTGAATCGATTGTTGTTCTATTATCTCTACTAATTTTTTATATTCTTCTCTATGATTTAAATTATCTTTTGTTTGATATCCACCAATATTTGAAATTTTTCTTCCAATCGGATCATCTTCTAATTCTTTTTCAATTAGATATTTGTGATAATATTTTTCTTTTTCAAAATTATCTTGCCAAATCCAATCATAAACATAAGGTACGCACTTCATAATTTTTACTCCATATTACGTAGTTTTTATCCAAAAATATCCAGATGATGTGTTTTGTCCGCTATAATCTTCACTTCTAAATCCTCTACTAAATCTCAATCCATCCTGATCACCTTTCCAGAAGTTTTGATAAGCATTAGCATAAGTAGTTGGATAATAATGATTTCCTCCTGTGTAAGATCCCACCTGAGCATTTGTTCCAGTTTGAACTTCAGACCAGTTTTGATACTGAGTTAGTACCCATTCATATGTGCTATTTGTCAATCCTCCCCTATTAGAACAATCAAATAAAGTTCCGCCCCATCTAGCATCTGTTGAAGTTCCAATTCTTTGGTATAATCCTGTATAAGATGCGGCTAGAGTAACACCAGCAACAGGAGTCATTCTCCCATATTTAAATCCAGATAATTGGAAAAACTCATTTATTTCTTCACGACCAAACATAGAAGTTGTTGATTTGTTGTATTCCACAACTCTATTTACATTATTAACAGTACTTAAATTATACTCATTATTATTATAATATTGACCACCATTATTTGCTCTGGCATTAATTAAAAGCATCCAACCACCACCATCTGTGGTCATGTCACAATATACATATTTTGGAGTTGAACTAGGTAATGGTTTAATCCAATAATAACCATTTGGAGAAGATGGATTTAATTGTAAAATTGCTGTTGCAGAAGTTGCTGCTCTATCTGATGTCGATCCATCCAACTTCGCGCTTGTTCCGACATCAATCCAGGCAGATCCTGTCCACAATTGAACAACTTCTTTTTCTGAATTAAAAATTAATAATCCTACTTGACCAGCTGGCCTATTGGAATTTGTATATGTTGGTAACCTCAATCCACCATTAACTGTGGCAATACCAGAATTATCAAAAGTCATTACTGGTGTTCCAGTTAATGTTTGTAGTTGATCTAATCTAAGGATGCTTGCCAT